GTAGATGTCTGCTGCTAAAAAACCGGTCACCCTTACTGCTATTGCATTTAGAGCAACATGCAACCAAGTTATCCAAGTCATAAGTTCCCCCTACTGCTCTCGGTATCACATGATCCACTGAGTTCGCATCCTGATTACAGTAGGCACAAGTGTAACCATCTCTTTGTAACACCAGAAGCCTTCGCTTCTTCCAATCAGCAGTTGCTAGGTATGGTTTCATTAAAACCAATTATGCTTAACATGATGAGCTAATGCTTTACAACTATCGCCGTCATAGCGGCTCTGGATGTATCGATTAAACCATTGAATCTGTTCTTTGATGGTAGCTGTAGCCAAGTACGGTGAGCGACCTTGATACAGACCGTAGTGGCTTCCGTTCTTTGCGCTGGGGTTGTAGTTAGATTCTTTTCTCATTATCTCTTTGTTACATTGAAACTCTTTACTACTAGATGACATCTGCCGTAGCAGGGTAAGTATCTCCTGCCTCGTAGGTTTGGACTCTACCTCGGCAGGCTTACCGCTAGCGCCTACGGCAGTAACTAATACTAAACAAGCTGTGGCTGTGGTGATAATCGCGCCATTTTTAAGAGTGCGTTTATGCGATGTCAGGCGATTCGTGTTGATCATCTAGCTGCTCCTAATCCCCACCATAAGCGTTTCTGGGTAGGTTGGTAGTGTCCCTCTAACGGACTATAGGTCGGTTGCCAGCCGATACATCTTCAAGTTATAGCGGATAATCAGTTGGTCTGCAAATAACAATCATGCTTGGAAATGGTGCTGCCGTAGTTGATTGGCCAAATTTCAGCCTACCTTTGATAAATCTAATATCAGAATATGGATACAAATATGCATGAAACCATTTTGTATCAGTTCGCGCTGGGAGTAACATCACAACAGTTTGTTCTTTGGATTCCAGTTTAGCTTTGCTTACCCAATCCTGTAACACTCGACCATAAGGCGGGTTCAGCCAAATAGTGCCACCATGACTAGCCCATGCCCCGCCTAATCCGTTGCGATGCCTTGGGTTCGGATGATCTAAGCCATACCAAATTGGCGCTTTGAAATTAAAACTACTAGCAGCTGGATCAACCAAGAAATTAAATTCATCATTCAAATCATCAAATAATTTTTGAGGAGTTGCCCAATCATCAGTCTTTGCTTGCGGCATGTAGGCGTTCATGCAACTCTAGTTTCTATCATGGTGCAAGTTGTGCATGGTAATGGTTCATGTTTCCACATGCCACAATTTTTGCATCGTTCAAGTGTATGTTCGGACAACATTGCCCATAAACTCTGCATGTGAGTACCAACGCTCGATGCGTTCGGTATCGTATTTACATTTTCTGCATTTGACATTTCCTGGCTCGCTCCCCTCAAACTGCGCCATCCATGTATAACATTCACAATAACTGCACCAATAACCGTACCAACCAACGTTATCGAATTGGCTCTCCATATCCAGCCTCTCGCAACAGAACCACCAGGTCTTGTAGCGTTAGCATAGCAACCCAACTAAATATAGAAGCTTCGCCTTGCCCATTGAGGCGCATAACGGCAACCGAAAGGTCTTTGCCGTTAGAACGTTCTGATAACTGATCAATAGTTTCTTTTGGGTTAAATCGTGCCCTCGCTTTGATTTCCCAATCAATACCTATTGTCCCAGTTATATCGCTGCCAGTACGCCCAGCCCCAACGGGTTCAGCGAACGGGAATCCATGCTCACGCAAATAGGCTGCAAGTATTCGCTGTGTGGCATAACCCCTGTGTTTGCGATGTTGGCTCATCGCATATTCTTGCAAGCGCAATCTGGGCAAGTCCAGATGTAATGAATAACTCCAGATTCTTCGTGCTCCTGTGTTATTGCGTAGCGCTTGGCTTGGTTGTATGGATAATTGCATAGATCACAAATGTCGATAAAATCGCCATCCACTCCAAGATAAACATTTGGGTCATTGGCTCGCGTAATAGTTACCCAACCCATTAGCCCACCTTCATCCATTTAGGGTCACATAACTGGACATTGTCTGGACATTTGTAAGCTGCCCATGGTTTGTTGTTTTTCTTAGAAACGCCTGTGGAATACACCATCACACCATGAGAGCAACTGTAAGTAGTTTGATTCGCTAGTGGTTCTGCACCAAGGGCGTTTCCAAGTACTTCCATCCCTTTAGCCCATGGGTCTTCCTGCTGCACCACTTTAGGTGTTGCCTCTTTAGATCGTGCGGAAGCCACTTCTTCTTGCGATGCTCGTTTTCCAACTTTAGAAAGTCCAAGGTTAGCCAGCGCTCGACCAATAGCAGAAGTTTCAGCAAGTTCCGGCGCATTTGTAGGCGCGAATTTGTTTGCTCCTTCATACTCAGTTGCCCAGCCAGTGACAATAAACGCTTCATCACGATGTGTCTTAACGCTAGCTTTGCAGACCCATTCCACACGATTGTCAGCTCTAACTTCGCTAAACAAATCAGTCTGGATACATCCCATCGGATGCATTTCCCAAAACTTATGAATTCTTTCGTCCACTGTTTCATAGTTTTCCAAATCAAATTTACTCACAAGACCCTTCTTTCTTCCAGTATGCCGGTACTATGTGGGTGGGCTTGGTTTCGGCATATTCAAAAACCTTGCTCCAGCGTACTCCTAAATTGGCAAGTTGCTCGAACATTCGGCGCAACTCTTTGTGGTTCCATTGCTTTCTCAGTATTAAAGCGCGTTCCATTTCAGTATAGCCACCAAAAGTGCCATGGCGTTCATATTGGAATCCATAACTCGCACAAGCTTCTTGAATGGGGCAATCAAAACAGATTCGCCTAATAACTTTAAGGCTTAGGCCTTCAGCTTGTAGATCACTTTCAGTCATGTAAAAGTAATCGGTGTTTAAGCCCAGGCAGTTGGCCTTCGAGTAGTCGATCGTCTTATTCATGAAGCTGACCTGTGTGGAAACCTTCTCGGTGTCCATCCTCATGGCCAAGGGTGTAACCAATTAACATTCCAATAAAGGTAAAAAACACCATTGAAATGCCTATCCAGATAATCGTTGAATTGCTCATTTGTCCCCCTTCAGGACTAGGTTGTTAATAGTGTGGGGGATAACATTGTGGATGTCAAAGATTTAAGAAAAGATTTTGCCAGCCCAGGTAAATGATCCATCTGGGCGCATGGGAATGGCATATGGCGTAACGTGTTTTCCTGTCACTTCTAACATGCCAAATCCTAGTTGCCAATTAGCTGCCCCACGAGGCCGTAGGTAGTGCGCTTTATTCATGTCCATAAGATGACCTACCTCTAGCGCAAAACGGCTCTCTAATCGCCCGTTAAACCCCTTAGAAGCCCATACTAGGCCCTGCCTATGAGTATGTCCGCAGACTACCGATTTTCCGGTGGCATCCATGAGTTTATATCCGGTCATACCGGACACTTGGGAAATGCTCCCCTCATCACCATGAGCAAGCAATACGCCTGGGGCAATCTCGCCCATTTGGTTGAGCCAGGTTATATCAAGTTCTTTGAGTCCCACTAGTTCTGGGTAGGTCAATCCACGCAATGAGGCTATCGCTGGAGCTTTACGCTCAATGTAGCGTTCTAGTCTGTCGGTGTGGTTACTTCGGACAATGGTAAATGGTTTATTTGCTCCGAGTGCTTTTCTAAAAGCTGCCAAAAGACCTCTAGTGGTGTCAAGATCAGATTGGATGGCTGGACTGTATTCGCCTCGGTATCCATCCTCCCATCGGCTGACCATTGGAAGGTCTGCTTCATCCCCGACACATGCGAGAGCATCCGGCTTAATACGTTTAATGAATCTGATGAGTGCATTGGTAGCCCCTTCATGATTGTATGGAACTTGCAGATCACTGATCACGACAATGCGTTTAGTCGTCATCCTCAGTCATTTCATCTGGCACATCTTCCCATAAATCATCATCTTCATCATCGTCTAGTTCATCTTCGCGTTCAATGATAGTTGGGCTAGGAAAGTTCCACTCCGGAATTTGGTTCAACACAATGTCAAATGCTTCTGCGCGGGTGAATCCCACGCGCTGATAAGTTTGCAATAGCATGTGCGCTTCTTTCGCAATAGCAAGCATTGGCGATAAGGGTTCTGCCATAAGAATCAAATCAGGTTCGTTTGTATCTTCTTCCATCGAGAACCCCTTTCGCGTGTTCTAGTTTAGCCCTTTGTTAATCAACATGCGGTAAATCTCATCCACGCGGTTCTCTAGGCGAGTTACTTGATCCTTCACACTTGCCCCACCATTAGGGCGTAGTTCAGCCAAGTAATGTTTGACGAGGAATTGGACAAGTGCGGCCATACCACCTAGGGCAGTGAGCGATACGCTAACAATCGCAATCCAATTCCCCACGCTCATTTCTTCTTCTTCTTGCTTTCAATCTCGTCTAGCCCAGCTTCAAGCGCATCTGCCAAAATGTCATCGAGGTCTTTGTTTGCCTTGTGAGCTTTGAGAGCTGCGCGTAGCATCGGAATAGCCACGATAGCTGCTAGGGCTATAACTGCGGTCTGCCAATCCATTATTTGTCCAATCCAAGGCGCTTGATTCGTGCCTTTACTTCTTTCGGGGATTCTTGTATTTCAAAGTGCATGTCATCAGGTCTGTTCTTGTAGGTGTACCCGCCTCGCAACCCGTACTTAGCGCATAGTTCATCCAGAATAACTTTTTGCTCTGGTCGGTAAGTGTCCCTAGCTCCTAGTGGGTGTTTCAACGCATTGACATCGACGGCAGTGCCGGAAGCATGGTTGCTGAGCATGTCCGTTGATCCCCGTACTTCCCTATAAGCAAAACCCCAGTCATCCTGGGCTTTGTCAATCTTTTCCACTTTGTCATTGAACTCAGCCAGGAATGCTTTGAAGATAGGTGCAACGACTTTATTCACGGCAAACTTTGTTTTGCAGCCTTCTATTTCAATGCTGATTATGTCGATGGCTTTACGATCAGGTGAGGCTGGCCATCCGTTTTGAGAACTAGCCATCTAACCCAAGGAGTGTTTTCAATTCTGCGGTACTTAGTCCTATGCGTGAGAGTTTTAATTCTGCCGCTTGAAGGGGTGTTGGTTTTGGTTCGGGGTCAAAACCTTTACCTATCGGCGCCTGAGGAGCTTCCTTGATGGTCAATTCTTCCAGCTTGAACTGCGCCCACGTTTCAGCTTCTTCCTGTGTATCAAAAGAATCACCATTAGGGTAATGAGGTTGAAAAAGAAAAGGCTCTGGGTTCACGTCGTCCCACATATGGACAACATTGTCTTGATTTACTTCATATCTCATTTTTTCCCCCTAAGGTTTAACGCCGGTATAATATGTAGTGCTAGCGGATTTCATTATTAAAAATCTAGTATTCGCCAAGTCATACTGTGCGTAATAATCCCCAGTTGGCATAGTTATTTTCTTAAAAGTAGTGGCGTCCGTAGAATAAAGATAACCCGACGAACCTCCGATAACATAACAACCATTACCGCCGTCGCTTGAACTCGCGTAAGTGTAACCACTCAAAGTCGGTAGAGTAATTTGTGTCCAAGAAGTACCATTTGAGGAATAGGCGCCTGTTCCAGAATCATCAAAAACAACAAATTTACCATTGGTAGAATCATAAGCTCCACCAAGCCAATTTTTTGTCGAAGGTAAAGTACCTTGCGTAAATGAAGCCCAAGAGGCGTTATCTGTATACATAAAATAAGACGTCGCATAAGCCGGAAATCCAAATAATGATCCATTATTTACTTGATCGTAACCCGTATAATTTGTCCCGGAACGATTAGTCCATGTGGAACCCGTACTGGAGCTTTCCGCGGCAGAGGAAGTTAATTTCTTAAAATGAGATAAAACGGCTCCACCCCAATATCTTAAAAAGGTCATAGAACCCGTCCAAAATGGAGTCGATGATGTCCAAGTAGTACCAGCCGCCGAATAACGCGCGGTAGAACCGTCCGCTGTTACATATTGTCCGGCAGGTTTAGCGGATATGGCGCTTAGCAAAGCTTGACTCGCTGTCGCCGTTGTCCAGGTAATACCGTCGCTACTCGTAGCTATACTCGTGCTCCCCGCTGATCCAATAAGCCATAAATCGGAGCTTCCCCCCTTTTGATAACCTATTAAATTATATGTAACCGGCAAAGTACGTTGCGTTAAAGTTAGACCACCAGCGGCGGGAGTTGCTCCCCACCCGTAACCCTTTGCACTTGCTCCGGCTAAAGTTTCTATAATTGGCATATTAAGCGTATTTCGTTTGTGAGGCCAAAATTACATAAGTCGGAGTCGCCGCGGTTTTGATAATCGTCAATAACCACGCGTCAATAGCGGAAGCTGATCCGGCCGAAGGCGCGGTACCTGTTATCCACTTGGGAGTTACCGCTGAGCCGTCTATTTGGTAAACCGTAGGATAGTAGGCCGTTGATCCGTTAGTATTAAGAAAAGTTACGGTTATAGCGTCGCCAACCGACAACAAACTATTAAGGGTTGTTGAACCGTTACCTCTTACATTAAGAGTAAAATTAGCGGACGCGTTTGACGTGTAATATAAAACGCCCTGAGTCATTACATCTAAGTTAATGGTACCGGTTGCGGCCGTCGCACTAACCGTTGTTAATTCTGTTGGGGATACTAATTTAGGACGTGTAAGAGTTGAGCCTGCCGCCGGAGTAGAAGAATCACCGTAAAAAATAGCGGAGCTTGCGCTAACAAAATAAAGAATTCCGTTCTGATATTGAGCAAGCGATAAAGAAGCGGCAGTATTTACTGTTGCTGTTCCAGCCGTGACAGTTGTCGTTCCGGCTCCAACGTTTTGAATGATTATGGTATCTCCGGCGGTAAATAGTCCTGTATTAACCGTAACCGTGTTAGCAGAGGCGACGTTCATTTCAATACGCGTACCCGCGTCAGCTGCTACCAGGACATAGGAGGCCGTCTTTTGGCTAACCGTCCAGTTGTAATCATTCGCTTGTAATGAGTTCATCTGGGCAGCAGTTAGCACTGATCCAGTGGTGAAAGTCTGTTTAGCCATTTATTCTCCTCGTAGGGTTAATATGATAGAACATTTGTGTTCAAAACGCCGTAGCTGCTGTTATTGAGAATGAAACTGTCAATAATGGGTTCCAGGGTAGTGAATGTCGTTTTCCATTGCCCTGGGCGAATATCATGGGCAACCCCAAATACTTGAAAGGTTTTCTGTAATGTCGTGGCATTGGGTTGAGCCTGTTTAATCGTTACAGGGTCAAAATAATCAAGGCTTAGAGCAGCAGTCACTCCAGTGGCGTAGTTAGAGGTAGTCAAATCAAGGGTAATTGAATCGGCTCTAATGCTGGTGTCTTTACGGCTCGCAACGTAAGCTTGCGCATAATTGAGCGCCTCGGATGTGGTCTGCATAAGTAAATCGGTGGCGTTGTAACTATGGAGAAAATAGGTTGCAATGCTGGTGGCATCACTCGCAGTTTGTTTAGCCAAACCTGTGGCCGTTACGTTGGCCTCATTGAAGATTTGAGCATCATTGAGAACCCATTGAAGGTTGGAATAGGCAATACCAGTTCCATCGTCGGCAAAGACTGTTGGAGTACCGGTTACCGAGCCGGCTGTGAGGTTTCTATCTTGGAATACCACGTTGCCAGAAGCATCCATATACAGTGCCCCATATTCGGTGGTAGCCACTGTTTGGAGAGCGCTGAGAGCTGTTCTCGCCGTTGCCGGGTCTGCCTGAACAGTCGTTAGGCCAGTGTCAATATCTCTCATGCCAGTAGGCCAGCCAATTTGATTGAGAATGTCCCCAACTCGGTTGCCCGTCGTTTCACCCGCAACAGTCCCAGCAATACTGCTAACAGATGCCAAATTAAGAAGTTGGAAACCATCTACGGCTGTGAGTGTCGTGTAGGAAACTGTTCCGGTATCTCTGCTCTGCGTGTAGTTATAGCCAGTGATATATCCGCTAAACATTGCATATTCAATATTGGTCGCTGGATCAACGCCTGACAATTGAATCTTCCGCAATGGTTGTAAAAGGTTGTAATAAGGACTGGCAGGGTTCTGAGGGTTAAAATCGCCATTTTGGTCTGCTATCTGAATGCTGGCCGTTCCCGTCTGAAAAACGTCAGTCAAAGGGTTACGACCACGCTTAGTTGATGCAGCTTGAACCCTAGACGATACATCCACAATGATGGTGGCGCTATCTCCAAGAACGTTGGTGTCAAGAATAAATGCTCCAAGTTCAGCAGCAGCCCCAAAGGAAGCTCCGGTGCTGAAATTGATTTTGCATTTAAGCGTGGGTATTGGCATTAGATAAATCCAGCGGGTGCGGTGGTGTTCCCGTAGCGTGTGTATTTGGTGAGAGCATCGCCAATCACTCCAACGAGATAATCCTCTGAGCCTATTGCTCCAGCATTGACTGTGACGTTTATTGTCTGGCCACCGAGAGCCAAGGCGTTGCCCTGGGCTGCTGGTGATCCTGTGCCACCCATGAAGGATGGAATGCCTTGTTCTGGTAGCGCGGTTGCAAGACTTGGTACGCCAGCCGGTGTTGGTAACGCCCCGCCGGTGAAGTTCACAGGAATAGTTACTGACTTGCTTTTAAGGTAAGCAAGAAATACATCAAAAGCAGATTTCTGCACTTCCCATGTTGTGCTGAGCAAATCGTAATTTTTCTTAATGGCTTCAAATTGGGCTTGTGCTGCATCAATTACGCTGGCTTTGTATTGGCGAGATTCTTCTAGGCGCTTGGCGGCTGCAACTGTCTGGATGCTATCAATATCCTCGGTAATCTTAAATCCTGCCTTGCGAGCAGCTTCTTCTGCCATGAGTTGTTCAAGGGTCTTTTTGGCTGTGTCCGTTGTTTCGTTTGCTGCATCCTTTTTGGCTTTTAGCGCCATATATTCGGCGTTGCGCGCTGAGATTACCTGAGCCGTATTTGCCTTCTGCAAGGAAAGGTTAATGCGCTGTTGCTTGCCAATAGATTGAAAACCTTTAAGCCATCCACCCAAAACTGGAATGGCAGAAACCAAATCTAAATTAATTCGTTTTAGGTTTGTGTTGAAGAAATTAACAAAACTGGTAAAACCTCGTAGAGTATCCGCAATGGCATAAGCAAGATCATTAAATGACTTGGTGAGATTATTAACCCCACCTTGAGTTGCAATAACTTGATTGATGCTGTCAATGAGCGCCACGCCAATAATCTCTTGGGCTTCATCAACTGTCACTGAAATCCTGCGAAATGAACCTTCGACTGTGTTTGCTTCCTGTTGAGCAAAACTGCTAAAAGTTCTGCGTAACTGCTTAAATATTTTGTCTGTATCTTTTGTCTTAATCAGGTTTGCATCTAAACCTAATCCCAAACGCTGCAAGGAAGCCACGTTGCCATCCTGCGCTTTGCCCAATGCAGCCGTAACTGCTTCTAATGATTTACCAGTAGCCGCGCTAATGTCCAAGGCAAGTTGTAAGTCGTACAATGCAGCGCTGGTGTTGCCGGTGCTTCTGGCAAGTCTGGCAAGTGCTGGGCGTAATTGATCGTCAGCGATGCCGTACATTTGCTGCATTTTGGAAATCTGAGCCTCGGCAGATACAACTGCGGCATCAGTAGCGCTTGCTACATTGCCAAGGGTAAGAGCTAATAATCTTTGAGAGCGTTCATCTTCAAGAGCCGCATTAACCGAATCTTTGGCCAGTTTCTTTGCGTAGTAACCGGCGGCTGCTGTGGCAATGCCATAATAATATTTAGCACTTTTGCCAAATATTTTAACGTCTTGGCTTAAACCCTTTAAGTCTTTACGGGCAGCTTTAGTAGCTTTATCTTTATATTCACCGGTAATAATAAATCTAGCCATGACGTGCCGCCTCTGCGTTAAACTTACGTTGCAATCCTAGTTCCGCTTCATAACGAGCGCGAGCAATATCATTTTTGGCTTGTCCGGCATTCTCGATGCCTGCGCGAATTAATGCTCGGCCAGTTCCTTTGCGCACAAAATAAAAGTTCTGAATCTTTTCTTTAAAATCCAATGAAGCCATAGGATTACGGCTTCGATTTGCTCGTCCACTAAATGCAACGACTCCAGCCTTTTCATAAATATTTCCTGCTGGACTTTTCTGTTCCACATAAACAACTTGACCCCACCCATTTCGGGTTCGGCCTTGTCGTTGTTTGCCTGTGCGTAATCCTGAACGCATCTCATTAGGGTTATATCGTGGAAATGTTCGCCCCTGGGATTCCATGCCAGTCATGGATGTGCCTTGGCTAGGTCTAGCCCAGTTGCTTAGACCAGCAATTAAATCATTGCCAATGTAGGTTCTGGCATTCTTTCGAACAGTTCCAGCAGCTTTATTTATTGCTTGATTAAGTTTTTTATAGGCTGTTTCATCAAAGAATTTCAGCGCGGCTTCAAGGTCTTTAACGCCTTCTAACCTGATTGCCTCGCTCACTGTTCTTGTGCCTTTCCTCTAGCGCCCCTTTAAGAGCTTTATACATCCAGTAATCCATCTCCAACAACTCATTTGGGCTTATGCCAGTGGCCAGCGCGATCACTGCTACCTCGTAGGTTCTAGTGTCGCGCGTTAGCCATTTGGGTCATCTAAGTCCAACTCCACCAATTCAATGGTGTCCAGGAACCCATCCTCAAATGGTTTCACTGTTTGAGTCTTTTTCAGGCAAAGCCACGCTAAATAATAAATATGCTCTTGCTTCTCTTGGTCGCGTAATACTTTGGCAAATCCCCCGCCAACGTACTTTTCAAACGCGACTTCAATAGCTGGAGTAATAGCGTGGCTACTAACCTGTCCATCTGATTGAGTTATCTTGAGTTTCATTTTTCCCCTTCGATTGCGTTACTAGGAAATAGTTTTTGCGACTGCTCCGTTTACAGGCCAAGTAACTGAAACAGTGGCGAGTTCGCCAACGTTGTAAACCTGTGGCCATTGAGTAACCAAAACAGTTGCAGTGTAAAGTGGATTGGTTGCAGATGTTGCTCCTGCTGCTGGCTTAATGGTAACTGTGGTTGTTGCACCAACAAGACCATTTCCAGCTGTTGAACCATTGATAGTTTGGTTTACTTTGCTAGTTGCAAAATCCGCATTGAAATCAATGCTGATGGATGAGTTCTCTAAGCCAGCAATATACTTGTGGCCCGTGTCACCCATTGCAGTGACTTCAAGTTGATCAAATTCTTGGCTGATTGTTACGCTTGAAACATAGGCGCTCAAATCCACCGAATTAACTGTGACTTGCGCACCATTAGCTAGGAATGTTGCCATTGTTATTTATCCTTTACTTTTGTGGTTGCCGGTTCGATGTGTCCGTTTTCGACTAGATACTCGATGTTTGAGCCTTCCAGTTCTTCGGTGGTGACAATCTCGCCCTTGCCATGTCCAGCGATGAGCGAATCGCCAATAACTTTGTATTCCATATTAACTCCAACTGGTCATGGTTTGGATTGTTACATCAGCGCTCATCAAATCACCTGATGGCAGTGTGAAAAGTTGAGGTGCTGAAACTGTTTTAATTGTATCGGTAGGCCGATTGGTTTTTAATAATGTGATGGCGCTTTGAATGATGTTCTCTAGCGCCTGAAGTCCAGCCTGGTTATCCATCGCTGGCACTGTAAATGTTAAACGTAAATTCGCGCGAGGACTCAGCGCGGTTTGGTTATTGGTGATCTCAACGGCTGGATCATCCCAACCAACAATGCAGGAATTGGCAATTGGCGCGTTTGGTGGAAAGCTATATGTTTGATAAAGGCTTGTATTGGCAACCGCTGTTGCAACTGCCTGCCGTAAGGTTACCCAACTCATCCAACCATCCCACCAGTGGCCATATAAGGGGCTAGAAGGCCCTTCACGCGGCTAAGAAGGCTGATACCCATCTTGTACGGAGAAGGCTGGAAATCAATCGCTGTAGCGCCACCTGAAGGCGCTGTTTTGGCTTGGAAAATATCTACGGCAATCATAAGCGCTGCCATGCATACGGCATCATAATCTTCCCAGGTTGAATTCTCTGGGCCAGTTACTTTCCCATAAGGGACAACAGTTCGCTTTGTTTCCGTGGTTAATTGTGCATCAACAAATGAAATTGAATATGTGGTAACAGCGCTGATGGTTGAAGATCCATTGTAATGCGCTCCAACGCCTTCTACATTGATTGTTTCTCCAACAACCAAATGATGCGGGTCTAAAGTGTAAATAGTGCCAGTGGTTCCAGTTGCTTCCTTAGCAATTACCAACTGACTATTATGTGGTAAAAAAGATAAAACAATGGCATCGGCGCTATCGCAAATATTTTGCAAATCAGCATCGGAGTAAAGGCTACCCAAGCCCATGGTGGCTTTCAGTTGTGCCACAGTGACTAATGCCATTGTTTCTCCCTATCGGATGAGAGAGGCCAGGAAGGGGCTGACCTCTCTCGGTCTATAGATTATTCTCAGGTGAGGTTGAATCGGCGTACGCCAGCGCCAACCTTGTTTGCGATTGCGTAGTAACCATATACAGCAACCTGTACCTGGCCGTTGGCAAGTGCTTGAACCTGAACAGTCTTGCGAGCACTCTCATAGAATGTTTGCGCTTCTGGAACGATGATGAAAGCAGAATCATCAATCTTGGTGGTGATGCTCATGTGAGGATCAACATAGAGATTGAGTCCCATGATTGTTCCGGTGAGGGATGTTGGGGATGCAGCTCCTGGGCTGTTTTGTGGTTGTGCTGCAATAAAGAGAGGACGATTTGTGGTGTCCTCAGCAGAAATGATGGTCTCCCACCATGAAGGGTTCACAACAAGGTTA